GGAAGCAGGCGCTGAAGGTCGCCTTGACTGACGCTGTTGACCAGATGCAGGCCGAAAAATACGAGCAGATTGTCGAGAGTATCAAAAAAGCCGTGGTCGTCGGCACCACGCCGTCGCTTGGGCTCGATTTCTTCGAGGACCATGAGAGTCGTTTCACTTTGTTACAGCGCAATGCGATTGCGACGGGACTTGATGAACTCGACCGCAAGGATATTTTGAATGGCGGCTTGGGCGCTGGCGAAATTGGAGTCGTTGTTGCCGCGACGGGCGTCGGCAAATCGCACTTCTTGACCATGTTGGGCGCCAATGCCTTGCGCAATGGCGTTGACGTATTGCACTATACCATGGAGCTCTCTGAGAGCGCGGTTGCAATCAGGTACGATAGCAATTTGTGTGACCTTGACAGTAACCTCGTCATTGAGAACAAGGGCAAAGTGTTGGAGACGTATCGGACTTCGAAGTGGGGTCGATTAATTGTCAAAGAATTTCCAACTTCGACTGCGACCATCTACACTTTGCGCAGTCACATTGAACGCTTGGACCTGAAGGGTTTCAAGCCTGGGTTAATCGTCATTGACTATGCCGACATCATGCGGTCGACTCGACAATACGATTCGCTGCGTCATGAATTGAAGCTCATCTATGAAGAATTACGCGGCTTTGCTTCCGAAAAGAAGATTCCGATTTGGACAGCTTCGCAGTCAAACAAAGAAGGGTCGAGCGCAGAAGTCGTCGATTTGAACAACATGAGCGAAGCCTACGGCAAAGCAATGGTTGCCGACGTCGTCCTCAGCATTTCAAGGCGGTCACACGAAAAGTCTACGGGCCTGGGTCGCATCTACGTAGCCAAGAATCGAGCGGGGCGCGACGGATTAGTCTTTCCAGCAATGATTGACACCGCACGCAGCAAATTTGCAATCACTGGCCAGGCTGGCGGCCTCGAATCTGCACGCGTGGAAGATGATGACGAAATGAAGAAAGCACTGCGTGACAAGTGGCGCGAGCTCAAGAACGAGCCTTTGTTCGCAAAGCCCACACCTTCTGAACCCGCCTCGACACAGTGATAGTTATCACCCTGTCCACTTGGTGCTGAAGACCCAATTGCCACTTGGTGACCCAAGAGAGAGAAACTTGATGAAATCGTACAGCTACGATGAGGCCCGTGCCGCCTCACTCACGTATTTTGGCGGTGATGGACTGGCAGCTGATGTGTTCGCTGGGAAGTATGCGCTTCAAGACCTCAAGGGCACAATTTATGAATTGACGCCCAGTGATTCACATCGTCGTCAATCAGGTGAATTCGCTCGCATTGAACAAAATTACGCGAATCCCCTGTCAGAAGATGAAATTTACGCTTATCTGTCCAATTGGGTCATCGTTCCTCAAGGCGGTCCGATGTCAGCGATTGGCAATGCATTTCAGGTGCAGTCGCTTAGCAATTGTTTCGTGGTAGCGTCTCCCTATGATTCCTACGGTGGCATCATGAAGACCGACCAGGAACAGGTGCAAATCATGAAGCGCCGCGGCGGCGTAGGTTTCGACGTGTCAACGATTCGTCCCAAGGGATTGCCCGCGGCCAATGCAGCGCGAACCACTGACGGCATCGGCGTCTTCATGGAGCGTTACAGTAACACTTGTCGCGAAGTTGCGCAAGGCGGCCGCCGCGGCGCATTGATGTTGACCATCGACGTGCATCATCCAGAGGTGTTGACTTTCGCCAACATCAAGCGTGATACCAAGAAAGTGACTGGTGCTAACGTATCAGTTCGCATGTCAGATGAATTCATGGTGGCCGTTCGAGACGGCAAGCAATATCAACAGAGGTTCCCAATAGAGCCGGGACTTGAAAGTTACACAATTGAACAGTGGGTCGATGCCCGCACGATTTGGGATAACATCGTTTCTGCGATGCGCGATTGCAGCGAACCGGGCATGTTGTTTTGGGACACCGTCCGACGCATGAGTCCCAGTGACGCGTATTTGGCCTATCGTTCTGTCAGCACCAATCCGTGCGGCGAAATTGTGCTTTCGCCCTATGATTCATGTCGCTTATTGTTGTTGAACTTGTGGAAATTTGTGCTTCACCCGTTCACAGCCGATGCATCATTTGACTTTGACACATTCAATCGAGCGGTTTGGGTCGCACAAAAGTTGATGGATGACCTCATTGACCTCGAATTAGAAGCAATTCAGAAAATTTTAATCAAAATTGAAAATGACCCAGAACCCGCGGACGTCAAGCGAGTCGAAAAAGAACTGTGGCTCAAAATTCAATCGGCTGCAGTCAATGGCCGTCGAACTGGACTTGGAATCACTGCTTTGGGCGACGCTATCGCTGGCATGAATCTGAAGTACGGCGACGACGCATCCATCGCTCTCACCGACCGCATTTACAACGCTCTTGCGGTGTCAGCGTATCGTTCGACAGTCGAAATGGCCCGTGACCGCGGCACTTTTCCATCGTTTTCACACGATGTAGAAAAGGGGCATCCGTTCATTGACCTGGTCATGTCGCAAGATGCAAAGCTCAAAGCAATGTATTTGCAACACGGCCGCCGCAACATCGCCTTGACGACCACGGCTCCTGCGGGCAGCATGTCAATTTTGACGCAGACAACGTCGGGTTGTGAACCCGTCCTGTTCTTGAAGAGCCGCCGCAAGCGCAAGATTACAGCGGCTGACAAGCAGGCCCGCGTCGATGAGACTGATGCATTGGGCGACCAGTGGCAACACTATGATTTGTTCCATCCAGGACTAGCAAAGTGGATGGAAATTACGGGTGAAACTGATATCACCAAGTCACCCTATCACGGTGCCACGGTCGAACAAATTGACTGGTTGAAGAAAATTGACATTCAGGCCGCGGCACAAAAATGGATTTGTCACAGCATCAGCAACACCACCAACCTTCCCAATGACGTCAGCAATCAGGCCGTTTCTGACCTGTGCATGCACGCTTGGGAGACGGGTTGCAAGGGCGTCACCGTCTACCGCGCCGGGTCTCGTGCCGCAGTCATCATTGATGAAAGTTCTCAAAAATCTGACGGACAACCGCTGGTCATTGAAGAGACCAACGCCCCCAAGCGTCCCAAAGAACTTCCTTGTGACATTCACCGCGTCAGTGTCAAGGGAGAGCAGTACACCGTGTTGGTGGGACTGTTGAAGAATCGTCCGTACGAAGTCTTTGCGGGCCTTTCAGAACACGTGGAAGTTCCGCGGAAAGCTCGCCATGGGACGCTGACGAAAAATGGCAAGAAGGACGGCGTCGCGACCTACAACGTCAGCATCCCAGTGGGAGATGACGACAGCATCACTGTGAAAGACGTAGTTTCCATGTTCGCCAACCCAGAGCACGGGGCATTGACTCGAGTCGTCTCAATGTCACTGCGCCACGGCGTTCCAATTCAGTACGTGGTAGAACAGCTGAAAAAGGACAAACACAGTGACTTGCAGAGCTTCTCTGCTGTCGTCGCTCGAGTGTTGAAAGGTTACATTCAGGACGGCACGGCGTCAGCTTCAGAAAAGACGTGTCCACAGTGCGCCAGTGCTTCATTGGTGTACCAATCTGGTTGTGTTTCGTGCAGCGGTTGCGGCTGGTCACGATGCTGAGGACACCATAGTTACTCACATGAAACTCAATCAGCGCCAGGCTTCAGCCATCAATCAAATCATCATGGAAGAAGTTCAGGGTGCCCTAAAAGGTCGCTCTGAAGTCGCTGGTCACCTCCGCCGCGCTCAATTGTTCGAAAGCATCGGCGAAGGCGAACTCTATGAAATGAGCACTAAAGTGCTTGACATCAGTGAAGAACTGAGCACAGTGGCCTCCGTCTTGAAGAATGACAGGACGTTTTCAAGGCTCGCTGACAAGGCGTCGGAAGCAGTGCTTGCTCTTTCGACCGCATTAGAAGAAAATCTCAATGGCGGTGACATCGATGAAACTGCTGAAGTTGATGAATCGTACGGCGACGACGACCTTGACGAAGAGGATGACTTTGAGCTTCCTCCGATGCATCCCCGCGCCCATGCAGAACGTCCGTCGAGTGGCAAGAAAGCGCCGCCAGCCCGTGTTTCCAAGGTGCCGAGCATTGACCACGAACCACCGCGTGGTTACGGACACGATGACTCAGATGTCAAACTTCCTCCCCGACACCCCCGTGCACGTTGACCATGAAGGCCACTGTCAAGCAGCTTCGAGGCCTCATCAGTGAGGCCATCATGACCAAGCCTCTCGGGCAGCCCGAGGGAATTTGGCTCGATGATGATGTAGTGCTCAGAGAAGAATTTCTTCACGGCGTGCCTGAATGGCAATTACGTGAAGACACAAGCAATTTTGTCGATGTCATTCGCAAGCGTTGCACCGCCTTCATCCTGCTCAACAAGAGCGAAAACGGTGCTGACCAACGCGAAGCCATCGCCGCGATGAATGACGTCTGTGATACCCTTGAAGACAAAGTCTATGACGTGTTAGAAGGCGAACTGTTTAATTTCAGTCGTCGCGTCTAATCACTGAACATCTGAAGTGCATGTGGTACTTTGAAAGTACTTGACATGTGTCACCCTGATTGGTGTGAATTTTGTAAAATTTGCGGTCACCCGAAGGCGTGTCACCAATTGGGTTGCGCAGTTCACGGCGCCCTGACACCGTGCATCGGATTTGATGAGACGTTGACCGTAGAACCGTTGCCTTGTGAGTGCCCTGGATTCGTCTTGGGTGACCCTCCGCAGCCTCAAGAATAACTTTTTTCAACCTGATGAGGAACTCTAATGGCATATAGCGCTCGAATTCTTGCAGACAGCGTGAGTCCACTCATTCATATGAAGACGTAATTTGGCCAGTCGGCACTTTTAGCACGTTTTCTGATGAAGTAAGCGTTAAGACCAGTGACTTTTGAGGCATGTTTGAGGTTGTTGAAGGTAATGCCATTAATCACCACGCTGCGGCCTACTCTTAGCGCAACGTCTTTGACCCAATGTTTGCCTTTTCGAATTGCACCTGATTTCGCTGTGCGGGCCTTGTGATAATCAGCTGACAGTTCTAGGTTGCGCCGGCGCATGGCTTCTACACACACGTTCCTGTTCTTGCGAGTACGTTCATGATGTTCAGTGACTTCTTGTTCTGTGGGTGGGCCTTCATCTACCCAATAGAAGTCAACGTGTGATCGATTGTGAAGTCGTTTGGTAGGGTTCCAACCCAATGCTTGACTTGCTTCAGTAAGCGTATCGTAAACGTGGTCAACACAGAAACAGGCACGAGCTTTGTAATGATTGCCCGCTCACCCGGGTCTAAGACGTAATCGCTGAACGTAGACTTGGCGTTGTTGTGCATCATAACCTTCTGTGACGTATCCACCCGTACCTCGGCGCTTGACATTGTAAAATCGCACTTGCAGGTGGTGAACGGGTATCATCTGCAACCATCGCTCTTCTTCAACCAATAACGCTTCACGGTTAGGCGTTTTCAAGTACCAGAGGATGCGCCGCCTGAAGTCTTGGTGACGCTTAGCATATGCACGTTGTAGTCTCTCAGAAGAACCAACATACCCATCTTCGAGACTACCCATATGTGAACCGATGTATGACATGCGTCGCTTGCAGTCACGCCAGAGATAGATGAACCCGTAGTAGTCGATGCCATAGACCATGATACACTGATTGTATTCAGAGGTACTGTACTGGACATGGCGTATTCTGCGAGAATTTTGTGTGA